CTTTAACACTTTATTAAACCCATCACTAACATCATTGCCATTGTATAATGCTGTATCGTACACTTGACACAAATAGTCCGTCAAAGTAGATTTTATGATTCTAAAAAAATATATAGCTTTTGCCACAGTACTTTTTCCTGTAGCTTGTTCACCTATAAGTAAATTAAAATCTTTTATATCCATTTCCAGTTCTTGTACTGGTCCCAAATATTTAATTTCTATTTTTTGCATATTCCACCTATACCTTCTACATATACTCTTTCAACAAACCTAATCATTTCCTTCATTATAATAAATACTACTACTACTTTGCAATATCTTTACTAAATTTCCACTCCATCTCCACTCTCCCATCATCATACACATATATTCCCTGCACATATTCTTCCAGCACCTTTCGTGTCAGCTTTTCATAGCCCAAATACTTCAGCATCTGCTCCACCGGAACATTCTTTTTCATCAGGATGTCTTTCTCAGCGTTTATCAACTCAGCCAACTCCTGCACACGCTTCTGCAGTCGTTCTCTTTCTTCTTCCAACTGCTTCTTGGCTTCCATAAACTGGTTCTGGTTCATCTGTCCCTTGTGATACTTCTCATAGTTCTGGCGGTTCTGGATTTTTATTTGTTCTTGACACTTTTCACAATCTGCACTTTCCGTCTTATAGGCTTCTATACTTTCCTCATGCTGTTTTCTCATGGATTGCTGCATCTGTTCTTGGCTGATATTCTGACGTAAGTAAGCCTTTATTTCTGCCAGCACGATATGCTCCAGCATTTTGTTATCCGCTTTCCCGGCAAAACACCCTGTATCTTCTTTTCCTTTACTGTACGCACAGCTATAAAGGATATGACCATGAACCGGACTGCTTGAAGTCAGGCTTCTGCGACAATTCCCGCATTTTACATAGCCAACTAACAGCGTTGTTTCCCTGTCGAATTTACTTTTCTTGGTGTATCTGATCTGTAGGGACTGTGCTTTTTCAAAAACTTCTTTTGATACGATTGGCTCATGGTGATTTTCCATTACTTTCCACTGATTTCTCGGCACTGGTACTTCTTTCCCTGTTCCTGGATCTGGAATTTTTGTCTTTCCATAGACCATACAGCCTATATAAGTCTTATCATCCACAATCTTCCGTATCATATCACTCGTCCACTGCAATCCTCTTGAGGCAGCTTTCTTGCTGTCTGATTTCTGTCGTCTGCTCATAGACTGCAAGGGAGTCAGTACCCCCTCTTCATTAAACAACCGACAAATCTCCATCTTGGAATATCGCTGATTGGTCAGTTCAAATACTCTGCGAATCACTTCCGCTTCGTCCTCTACAATCACCAGTTCTTTCTTATTTTCTGGATTGATTCGATACCCATAAGGTGCAGAACCACAACAATACTCACCTTTTCCCCGTCTAGTGTTGACTGCTACCTTTACCTTTACAGACTGATCTTTCACATAGAAGTCTGCGATCAATCCTTTAAACTGTACTTCGATGTCTGAACTCTTTCCTTTATAATCTTTAGAATCATATCGGTCTGAAATAGAAATGAATCGTACTCCCAGAAATGGAAAAATCTGCTCCAGATAAGTTCCCATCTCAATATAGTTTCTGGTAAAACGTGAAAAATCTTTTACCACAATGCACTGCACTTTGTTCTCTCTGGCAAGCTCCAAAACCTGCTTAATTGCTGGACGCTCCATACTAGAACCAGAATATCCATCGTCGTAGAACTCCTGAAATGGCATAGAATCCAGTTCCGGAATATTGGAAATATAATCTTTTACCAGTTTTCTCTGATTAATAATGCTGTTACTTTCTCCCTCTGAGTCATCTTCCATGGAAAGACGGTAATATCCAATAATCAGTTTCTGATCACTCATGTTCTACCGCCCCCTTAAACCCGAAATTAATTTCCAGTCTGCCATCACCATACAGATACATACTTTCAACCAAGCCCTCTGCAAGTTCCGCATTGATTCTGGTTGTCCCATCCAATTCCAGCAGACTTCGTAAAAATCTGGCTTCTTCTTTCTGTTGTTTTTCCAGCTTTCGTATGGTTTGCTCTAAAAACTTCTTTCTCTCTTCGCAGAACTCTTTCCAGCTATTACGGTCATCTTTCATTTCTATATAGGCTTCTTTGGAAAGTTCCCCCTCTTTATATTGCATAAATGCCTGTGCCAGTTTTTCTGAACGTTTTTCCATATCTACATCCAATTTTCTGATTTCTGTTTGAACTTCTTTGATTTTGGAAAGAAATACCGCACTGCTTATAGCAGACATATCCTTTTTCCGTAAGCCAGATAACTGAAACTGTCTGGTCATCTCCGAGCGGACAATTTTCTGCAATTTTTCTTCAGAGATAGATTTATGACTACATTTCCTTTCATCCCGATACTGAGCAGCGTTGCAAAAATAATACACATTGCCTCTGTATCTGCGTGTACACATTTTCCGCTTGCAGTCTCCACAATAGAATACATTATAAAATGCTCTTTCATCCTCTTCCCATCCTGCCGTAGTTTTTGTTGTTTTCTGTTGTGCTGCTTTTAACCTGACTTGTGCTTTGTCAAACAGTTCTCGGCTGATAATCGGCTCATGGGCATTTGGCGTAATAATCCACTGGCTTTCATCCAGTATATCACACCATTTTTCACCTCTTTGAAATCTGGATTCATATTTTCTCTGAACCAGATCTCCATAATAATTATTCCGGTTCAGCACTGCACGTATCGAAGAATTTCCCCACTGATGAAGGTTCTCTCCGTCCTGACAGTACACATGATGATATTGGTTATAATCTGAAATCCGATGTACCCTATCCTCAAACAGCCTGTCAATAATGCTCTGTATGCCATCTCCCGAAGCATATTCTTCAAAAATCCTGCGGACAATCTTTGCAGCTTCCGCTTCCACCATCAACTTATAAATTCCATTTATCTTTTCCACACAATATCCATATGGAGCTGTAGATCCCACATACTCACCATTTTTCTGTGCAATACGTTTCGCTGCCCGTTCTTTTGCAGAAATGTCTTTCGCATAAGCATCATTCACCAGATTCTTGATATTCATGGATAATTCCTGATTCTTGGCATCCGGTGCATAGGAGTCATAGTTGTCACATACAGAAACAAACCGCACTTTCATAAAAGGGAGAATCTTTTCCAAATAATTTCCGGTTTCGATATAATTTCTTCCAAATCGTGAGAAATCCTTTACCAGAATACCATTTATTTTACCTGCCCTGACATCATTCATCATCCGTTCAAATCCCGGTCTGTCAAAATTTGTTCCGGTTTTTCCCAAATCAGAATAAATATCATATACAGCAATCTCATACTCTCTGTCTGGATTTTCATTGTGCTTCTGAATGAATTCTTTTATCAGCGTAACCTGTGTTTCAATAGATTCTGACTTTTTTTCATCACTATCTACGGATAATCTGGCATAAATTGCAGCCATACATACCGGAATACCAGAAACTTTCTTCTCTGTGTTTTTCTTATATCTTTTTGCTGTTCTTGCCATTTATCCCACCTCTTTCCTGTACTCTGTCCTGTATTCCGCATAAAACCGTCTTATGACTTTCATCTTCTCAATCATATCCTGATAGCGGATGTGAATTTTAATTTGCTTGTTCTCATAAATATAGATTTTATCTACAGTCAGTGCCAGCAATGTGCGATCCAGTTCTTTGATTTCCAGTGATTTCTTCCAGTCCTCCAACTGAACAGTTGCAGACACTCCACCCTCAAACATTTGCTTCACCAGCTTTTTCTGATTTTCAATCATCTGCTCCAGTTCTTCACATTTTCTTCCGTAACTTTCCCGAAAATCATCGAACTCCTCTTTACTGATCAGTCCCTCTTTCAAGTCATCACTTAAAGACGCTTTCAGGCTGTAATAACGGTTATATTCTTCCTGCAACTTACTAATCTGCGTATCATAACCGATTACCTGATCGTAACTGACTTTCATTTCACAAAGTTCTTCCATAATCATCTGATAGTCTACGAAAAGTGCCGTATATGCCTGAATCTCTTTCAATACAATCCTTTTCAGCACCTCTTCCGGAATGCTGTGTCTGGTGCAATCTCCACCTTTATTTTTTGTCTGGCAAATATAAAAGGCTTTTTTCTTTCCCTTATACTGATTTACCCTGCGTATCATCGGTGTATGGCAATCTCCGCAAAATACAAAACCTGAAAAAAAGTTTGCACTGTCCGATGTTTTCGATGCCCTGCCATCATATTGAAGTAGCTTCTGAACCACATCAAAATCATTCTGCCTGATAATTGCCGGATGCGTATTTTCTACTTTCACCCACTCTGATTCTGACTTATCCAGGCGTTGCTTTACTTTATAGCTGATTCGTTCCTGCTTGCCCTGTACCATGTTTCCAATATAGACTTCATTGATCAGAATCCTTTTGATCTGCACTGCCGACCATTTCGGTGTATCTGAACTATGGAATCCGGAATTGTAATTCTCGCCATTTGCCTTTTTATATTCTTTTGGTGACTGCACATGTCGTACATTCAGCTTTTCAGCGATTGCTCCAAGACTGAATCCATCAATTTTCCACGAAAATATTTTTCTTACAATATCCGCTGCATAAGAATCAATCACCAGACAGTTCTTATTCTCCGGATCTTTGCAGTAACCATACGGTGCAAATGCTCCAATAAATTCACCCTTTTCACGTTTGATTTTCTGGTGGCTTCGCACTTTACCGGAAATGTCCCGGCAATAGCTTTCATTTACAAAATTTTTGATTGGAACTACAAATGACTTCTCTGAAAAATCTGCTGTTTTACTGTCAAACTGGTCTGTAACTGAAATAAAACGCACATTTAAAGCCGGGTAGGTCTTTTCGATCCATCGCCCGGCTTCTATATATTCTCTTCCGAATCTGGATAAGTCTTTTACAATCACACAGTTTACTTTTCCAGCTTCTATATCAGTTGTCATTCGTTTAAACTCAGGTCGGTCAAAATTTCCTCCTGAGTATCCGTCATCCACATATATATCAAAGATCTGAATATCCGGCTGGCTTTTTACAAAGCTCCGAAGTAACTCTCTCTGATTTGCAATGCTGTTGCTCTCTGACTTCGCACCGCCCTCTTCCATATCATCTTTCGATAATCGAAGATACAATGCAGCATCGTATATATCTGGCATATTCATTTGCATCTGTTCCATTTTACATCGCTCCCAACTTACTTATTCCATTGAATTTGAAGTCAGAAACCATGTATCACGTTCATTTTCCCTGACCTCACATTAACATAGCATCTGTAGCTTCGCAAGATATTTTTTCAAGACTTGCATCTAATACATCAACTCCGTTCTTTTTCTAAGATAATCACTAATGGCATCTGTGGCATCCATTTCTCCGGTCATTTCCACGACCACCACATACCCTTCATTCATGTGAGCATACGGTTGATCGCCGGATTTATCCAGAAAAGTTTCCACTTTCTCAGAAATAGCTTTATCCATATCAGGAATTAAATCCTCAATGTCCTTTAACTGCTCCAGATCAACACTGGAATCTATTACTGACTGATTCACCATGATGCTCACCTCTTTTCCAACATATTCTTTGTATCAGTTGTCCTATACCTGCAATTTTCTCAAATGCATCACCTTATCTGGATATTCTTTAGCAACTACTTCACTGTCAATCTGAATATATGATAAGCGCTTAATTTTTAGATATGATAGAAAAAATCCCCGACTACTTTTCAGTAGCCAGAGCACCTTGCTACGAAAATAAAACACGTAGCAAAAAACTGAACCTTGCTACGAAAATAAAACACGTAGCAAAAAACTGAACCTTGACAACAAATGTTTTCAACAATTATGAAAGCATCACTATAAAGCAGTCACAGTATTGGCTGCCTGTAGTGAGAGATTGATCGTATTTAAGAAAGGCTAGCTTTGAGCTTCCACATGATAACCATGCTTTTCCAATTCCCGTATATAACGAGAAAGCTGTTTTTGTTCACAGTGCTTACGTCTTGTTTCAAAACAGGATTCGTCAAATACAGTTCCTTGTTTTAACATTGTGTAGATGATGACAAGAAGTTTTCGGGCAAGTGCGACAATCGCTTTTTTGGCTCCTTTTTTCTGTTTGATTCTCCAGTACCATGCCGAAAGATAAGTGTTGCGTTTCCCTGCAATCACCCAGGCAATTTCGCAGAGCATACTTTTTATGTAAGGATTGCCTTTTGTGACAGAGGTGCTTTTTCGTTTTCCAGCACTTTCGTTATTACCTGGGCACAAACCGGCCCATGAGCAGATGTGTTCCGCAGTTTTAAACGGCTTCATATCAATACCGATTTCAGCAATAATTGCACAGGAAGCAGTTGTGCTTATTCCATAGATGCTATTCAACTGCTCAACCTGCAGGGCAAATGGAGCCATATCTTCCTCGAGACTCGTTTCAATTTCAGCAAGATGTTTCTTTAAAGAATCATAATGAGTCATGAGAATCCTTAAAAATGCCTTTTGGTGTTCTGACAGTGTTCCGTTCACGGACATGAGAATTTCATCAATACGGTTTCTGGTCTTGGTTTTGAGACAAGAATCTAAAGCAGTTTTATCAATCTGCCCATGTTCAATTAAATGCAGAATGATGTTTCTACCCGAAGCGCCAAAAATATCAGAAATAAAGGATGATAGACGGAAGCCGGAACTTTGTAAAAATTTCTCAATCCTGTTCTTCTGTGACGTAATATCGCGGATGACACTCTTACGGTAACGATTTAGATCGCGGAATTCCCGAATCCTTTTTTCGGGAATAAAACTTCCGTTCAAAAGTCCGGCGCGAAGCAAGGTGGAAATCCATTCGGAATCCCGCATATCGGTCTTTTTGCCAGGAACATTTTTCATATGGCGTGCATTTACAACAAGCAGGGTAATGTCACCAGAGAAAGCATCCTCCAGTATTTCATAAATCGGCATCCAATAGATACCGGTGCTTTCCATAGCTACATGATGGCAGTTTTTAGAAACGATCCAATTCCGTAATGCTATCATATCCGGAATCAATGTAGAAAACTCACGGATTTCAGAACGGGTTGGCTTGCCCAGAGGACCAGTCAGGATACATGCAACAATTTTTTCTTTGTGGACATCCAGTCCACAGGAAATTTCCAGAAGGTCTTTCATACAGAACAACTCCTTTACTATAGAATTGGCAGGAGATTTGCCCGAGATAATACGGACTTTGCTACTCGTGCTATTCATAAAAGGTGCGACAATATGCTGTGCTCAAGGGCAAATCATTTACGTTGACAAACGGGGTGCAAATCCTCCAAGGTGCAATCAAACTTAATCCTGCCTAAGACTATTGTAAGGCAAAAAGAGAAGTGAAAAAAGTAGTGGAGTCAGTATCCTATTTTCATTATAGGCTGAGATAAGCTTTCATGATTCGTTGACATAT